GCGGCCAACCCTGACGTGAGAGAAAGCTATCTATCTCAGCGAGACACGCTAGACCCCAACCTTACGCTTGAAGGGTTCGCCAACGCTCACTACAACAGAGATGGCCTTGCCGAAATGGCCGCAGGCACGCGAACGCCGTTTACGTTGGCTCAAGCCCAAGGGGGTGGCCAGTCTTACACCTCACCGGCCATAGCCGGTTTCGGCGAGGGCGACGAAGAGAGTCGCCAGTCTAACTTTACTACTCGAGGCTACGACAATGAGCTACTAGCTAGAGACCTCGGACCGGCAGGGGGCGCAATCATACGACCAGTATTCGCAGAAGGTGGCCTTGTAAAAAAGCCTAGAGGGTTCGCGGACGGCGGTCCTGCGGACTCGATGACGGCTGACGAGCTGACTGCTCAGTTGATGGCGATGGACACCCAAGAGGCTCCGGCCCCTGTCCAAGAACCACGGCCCACGGATCAAGTGCAGACTGAAAGCCAAAGCATGCTCGACAACCTTAATCGTGCAATGTCTCAGGTTACGCAGCCCGTTGTTGCAGCCGCTACGGACATGACCGTGGGCCTTGGTGACTTAGCCCAGATGGGTACAAAGGCCGTCGCGAACAAAATGGGCATAGAGACTAAGCCGTTTATTCCTGTGGGTGAAAACATCAAGGCAAGCGTTGGCGCGGATGACGTAAGCCCGTTAAACCCTATCTACATGGCTACTCAAATACTCCCTTTTGCAAGACTACAGAAAGCTCTTGCGGCGGGTCCCGCAGCCTACAGAGAGGCAATGGCGTACCTTGCCGGAGAAGGCGGCGCGCAGGTAGCTGCCACTCAATTCCCTGATTCTATGGCCGCGCAGATTGCGGGGGCAGTATCTGGCGACATGACGGCTAGAGGCCTTATGGATTCGTTAGATGGTCTTAACGTGCGCCGAATTACGGGTGACGAGCCTCCTATTGACGATGAATTCCCCATTGACGACGGACCTCTCCCAGAGGGCGAGCCGGAGGGCACGGTTCTAGGGATTTCGGATCAAAGCGAATCAGACAAGATGTTGGAAACGCTTAGGCCTGAGATAACCACTGAAATAGGGGATAGAAAAAGGGTAGGAACTACAGGCCAATATGTAGGAGCACCAGAGGGGGTTAATAATCCCCAAAAATTGGCAGCACTTACAAAATCAATGACCAATTTAACCAAGGAAGGCGAGTTTGGCCGTTTCTGGTACGAGCGCAGTGGTCGCCAGATATTGGATATAACAGGTGGGAATAAAGCAGATGCTGAAAAAATAATCCAAGCCGTTGCAATCACATCAGCTAACACCCCTGTAGCTTCTAATTTTGATTTTGCGATCCAAGCCTACTACCAGTGGAAAAACGGTCAGCCAATTAAAACAGGCATGTATACGACCGCTATGAGCAAAAAACTGCAAAAAATGTTTGAGGGCGAAGATTGGGCAGGCAGAAAAACAAATAATTTCTACAACAACCTAATGAGAGAAGTAGACCCATCTAAAGTACAGGGAGTCACTACCGACCTTTGGATGATGCGAGCATTTGGTTTTGATAAGGACGCGCCTACGAGCGCGCAATACAGCTTTGTAGAAAACGAAACAAAACGGATAGCAGAAAACCTTGGTTGGGAGCCGCAACAAGTCCAAGCATCTATTTGGGTAGCCCTTAAATCCCGAATGGAAAATCAAGGAGTTAAGGATGCCGTAGAAGCAAAGTCGATTAAAAACGGTTGGATGCATTACGAAACTATAAAAGGCAAAAAAGTAAGGGTTATTGATGACAAAAATAAGCATGCAGCTAACTGGCTAGACCAAGCCTTAAAGTATTCTCCTACTGATGCGGATAGGGCGGCTGCAGGATTTGATTATGCCGATGCGGCCAATAACAACTTGGCTCAAATTAGTTGGGAGACTATACCTAGCAAAACTAGTGGGCATATGCCTGAGATATTTGAAACCACTCCAGAAATTAAGCAGGACTACCACGTCCAAATGTCGAAAGCGTTTTTGGACGATAATGGTAATGATTTAATTGCCCAAAAATTTGAAATATTGTCGCCCGGAGATTTTGAGGCACCCGGTTATTATGAAGGGCTTGTAAGTCCCGGCACGCAAACAGAAATAACTGCCCCCAGACAATACGGATTAACACGAAGACTGGCTGAAATTAAAAAGCAAGCTGATGCTACTCGTAGACCAGAAGAGGGGGCAGATCTTGTTGGCCCCAGCGTTGCTGCTTTTGAGAAAGATGCATTAGCGGCCGACCTTAGAGAAGCGACCTACGCTACTGAACCTGCGGCACGAGAAGCTATGTTTGCTTATGCCGCCGCTCGTGGAATTCTTCTTAAGCAAGACGGAATAGGTTTACATCGACCGGCCTTTATCAATGGTTTAAGCAGGCCAAAATCAAATGGCATTGAGATCAACATAGGTAGGCCTTTAACAGCCAGAGAAACTTCTGCCATAGCAAAAGCTGTTGCAGAAGAAGCAGGCCACACGGAGTTTAATCCAATAGGGTCACCTAATGGGGCTAGATTTATTAATTTTGACTACATGGGACTACCCAATGTACAATTCCAAAAATTAGTGAACAAAGCACTAGAAAAGGTTACATTCGACAACAACGAAACCGTTGATGCTGCAATGTTTGGAGCAGATACAGGATACTTAGGCAATGACTGGACGGAGAATTTAAATGGCGAAAGTTACTTGGAGGCTGGCGAACTCGCCGGACGACCCGATCTACAGCGGAAAATACGTGATATCGTCGCACAGCTCGCCCCAAGGGTATCGGCGGTTGAAGACGAATTCTCCAACCGTTACAACTGGACAAGGAATAGAAACCTTAATTCCACCTATGAAAACGCCGAAGCCTTAGTTCCTCAGTCTTTAAGACTACAGGATGAGGAGCTTGGAGCAGTTACTCCTGCCGCAAAAGGCCCAGAAGCCCAAGTAGTAACTGAGCAGCAGCGCCAATCTTGGCGTGAAGCTAATAAAGGCGATTTTAGACAAGAACAAACCCCCGAACTTGCTGAGGCAGCAGAAAAGCTTGGCAGGGGGGAGATATCTATCTCGGACTACTCGAAAGAAGTTGACCGCCTTCGCCCTATTACCCCCCTAACGAACGTCCCCCAAATAGCTTCGTTTGAAGATATTGCTTCTGCGCTAGACGCAAACAAGGTAGCTAAAGGCATTATTGGCTTAGACACAAAGATTGCCGATGGCACTATGGTGGGTTCAAGACTAGACATCCCTGCTTACAACAACTACAACACGTGGGTAGTATCCGTGCATGAAGGGGCAGGCACTTCTGGAAGTTCACTGGGTTATGGTAAAGTAGCCGTCCTTGATGATGTTCAATTTAACAGCAACCCTAAAGCCGCGTATGGTGTTGCCACTGGCGACAAAGCTAAGGCTCCGTTTGCTAGAATGAATGGCAAGTGGCGTAATGTTGATCCTGAAGTTGCCAAAGAACAGGCCGAAAATTTTATTAACGATCCAAACTGGACGCAGGTAGGCATGAACCCCTATCGCCATTCATTCTTTTATGACAAGGCCACGGGACAACCCGTAGACTCGGCAAAAGAAGTTATCCAGATTGGACCGCTAGTTCTTGCCAGAGACGTTAAGACTAGGCCACTAGAAAGTCCGGAGCACGCACTAGACCCTAAAAAGCGTAAAAAAGGCGAGCCTGACTATTTCAAAAGTGGCGGATCAGTAGAGCGCGTGTACAATGACAACCGAACATACAAATAGGACAGAGTCATGCCTGTAGATAAAGTCGTAAATCTGGCCCCAGTAACTGACATCATTGAACTGATGGGCGAAGAAGAGCCGGATATTGAAATCATACTTGAGGATGACGGTAGCGCGGTCATTGAAGTTAACGAGGAAGACGACGTTGAGTTCTACAGCAACCTAGCCGAAGTAGTTGATGAGGATGAGCTAGGTTCTATTTCATCTGACCTACTGGCTTTATTCGACGCAGACAAGGCCTCACGGCAGGACTGGGAGCAGATGTATTCCAAGGGAATGGATTTGCTAGGCCTGAAGATAGAGGACCGTACACGCCCGTTCCGTGGCGCTGCAGGCGCTGTCCACCCCATGCTTACAGAAGCCGTTGTCCAGTTTCAAGCGCAAGCGTTTAAAGAGCTTATGCCCGCAGGCGGCCCTGTCCGTACTGAGACGTTAGGCAAAGAAACTATCGACAAGGTCCAACAGGCTTCGCGCGTGCAGGACTTTATGAATTACCAAATCACGTCGGTGATGAAAGAATACACGCCGGAGTTTGATCAGTTATTGTTTTACGTCGGATACGGCGGCTCTGCATTTAAAAAGGTTTATTATGATGAACAACTGGGTCGTATGGTTAGTCGTTTGGTTCTTCCTGACGACCTCTATATTCCTTACAACGGGTCGAGTGTCATCTCTCAGTGCCCAAGAATTACCCAACGTATTGCAATGGATTCAAATGAGTTCAGAAAGCGTGTTGTTGCCGGTGAATACCTTGATGTAGTGCTCGACCCAGAGCAAAGCCCCGTTAGCGGCAACCAAATTAGGTATGCAGTCGACAAACTTACGGGCCTGACTCAAAGCGGAGAGCCCGAAGAAATCTTCTTGCTCGAGTTCCAAGTCAATTTGGACCTCATGGGCTTTGAAGATGTCGATGAAAAGAACAACGAGACCGAAATCAAGCTGCCTTACGTCGTTACTATTGACGAAAACAGCGGTCAGGTGGTCGGAATACGCAGAAATTGGTTAGAAGATGACGAATTAAAGCGTCGTCGTGAGTATTTTGTGCATTATGTGCTGATTGAAGGCCCCGGCGCTTACGGTTTGGGCTTTGTTCACCTGATTGGTGGCCTAAGTAAGACTGCAACGGCCGCTTTGCGTCAACTTCTTGACGCAGGCACGCTATCTAATCTTCCTGCGGGCTTCAAAGCGAAGGGTGCACGGATTGCTGACGACGATAACCCCATTCAGCCGGGCGAGTGGCGGGATATTGACGCTGGCGGCGCCGAATTGTCGTCTTCTTTGTTGCCTTTGCCATATAAAGAACCTTCTCAGACGCTATTTACGCTTCTAGGTTTCACCGTAGACGCCGGAAAACGCCTTGCAAGCACTGCAGACATGCAAGTTGGCGATTCTAACCAACAGGCCGCTGTAGGCACTACGCTTGCGCTTTTGGAACGCGGTTCGATAGTGACCTCTGCCATACACAAGCGCCTTTACTACGCTCAGACGCAAGAATTCGAGATGTTAGCGGAAGGATTTGGGCAATTTCTACCTGATGAATACCCATATGACGTCCCCGGAGCGTCTAG